CACGCTGCGGGGGGAGTCGGGGAATCCTTCGCAAACTGAGAAAGGAACCGATGTGTATGTCCGGTGTCCGGATTGCGAACTCGAATTGATGCTACCAGTCAAGATTGACGAACCGCATTATATTCCGTGGTCGGGCGACCCTTACGATCCGCAATGAATCTTTATCCCACAATCACTTGGGTATCGGTCGCCACGCCGGGCTATGAGGGCGACCTGGCTCGGCTCACGGCGTCCACCCGCCACCTCGGGGCCGATCATCGGTTCATCTTCCACCGCACCGACCGCAACGAACTGTGGTACCTGACACGGAAGTTCGAATTCCTCCGCCGAGGATTCGATAATTGCCGGACGACGCACCTATTCTGGATCGATGCCGACTGCGAGATCGTCGCACCGTTTACGGCGCGGGACATCGCCGGGACGAAGCCGCTGACGGCGGTACGTCACTTCGGCAGCACGGGGCCGAAGAACTACCTGCCGCCGAAGTACCATGCGCGGCTCGGCAACACCGGTGCCATCTCGTGGCAATCGTGTCTGTTCGGCGGCACTGTAGATGCAATGGCCGCCCAGCTCGAACGGCTCCAGTGGATGGATGCCGAGGGCGAAACCTACGACGAGCATGGGCTAGTTATCGACTGGAGCCAGCGGGTTGACGATGTGCTAACGCTGCCGTGTCGGTGGGTGGCACCGACATGTTTCGACAAGTTCCCGGTGGAGTACCGGGCGCGGTTCAACGAGCGGGCGGAAGGTTTGCCGGTGGTGGTGCATCACAACAGGGCATTGAATCCGGGGCAGGCAAGGGGCTAGCGAAAATGGTCGGGAAGGAGTTCGGCAACAAGAGCAACAAGCTCATAACTAACGACCTGCGTATTAACATTTAGGCTGGGAAAGCGAGCATGAGCAGCTTCCAAATCGTCGGTCCCATCGGTATCCATCGCCACCATCTCGCCGCCATCTGCGAGGAATCGCACGGCCACACGCACAACTACGATCACACGACGATTGTGCTCGCCGGCCGCATCTGTATTACGCGCGAAAATCTGATCGATGGCGTCTGGGTCGCTTCGCTGCCAGAAGAGTACGACCGCGGCGAGGCCGCCTACGTTCCGGCGAACGAGAAACACACGATCAAGGCCCTGGAACCGAACGCGGAATGGCTGTGCGTGTTTTCGCACCGCGATTTCGATGGTCTAAGGACCCAGCGATACACGCACGGCAACGTTGCCGCGTACCATTGAGAGACTAATCCATTTTTGAGGTCTAATCATGCTCAATCAGATCACTCTTGCCCAACTCCTGAGTGAGATTCAATCGTTCGGCGTGCAACTGAATTTGTTGCTCAACCATCAAGTCCTTTTGTTTGCTAACGATGTCGTAAATGTCATCGGCATCAACGGTCTGCAAGCGGCCCCATATTCCCTGTCATCAGGAGATGCATCAACACTTTTCGCTGCGTGCCAAGATCTCGATAGATTCCGCAAGGTCTATGGCGGACTCGGGTATGTCACAGCGGGCGCGACTGTGAATTCCGGGGTCTATCACGACAACGACGGGTCGAATTTCGGCTACCCGTTCAACATCAATGTCAATAAGTGCGACGGCTTGGGATATTGAGCGTGGAACTCCTCATCCAGGTCACGGTCGATCCGGTGAAACCGACCTCGCAGCCGGCCGGCGACGTAATCGCTGCGTTTCCGGACGGGCATCGGTGGGGGACGGATGAACTGCAACATCCCCACTGGCGAATCGTTCGCGTGCCCGGCATGGACTCACACGAAGCGGATTCCCTGTGCGCCGGCGAACTCAGGACGCGCGGACACACTCAGATATTGCGCGATCACGGCATGACTGTTGACGTTGTTGCCCTCGGTTTGCCAGATGTAATCCGTGATCCTCATCGGCACTGGGACGCCAGCGTAGAGGCGCATATTGAGCATGCAACATTCCGAGCCGCCACATCACTTAAAGCACCTGTAGTGAGGTAGAAATGCCAACTACAGTCGTCAAAACAATTGGGGCGACCTCTTCGCCGACCACCCCTGACTACACTTCGCTGGCCGCATGGAAAGCAGGGTGCCCGGCGAATCTTGTCACCGCAGATGAAATCTGGGAAGGGCAATGCCTCAATCAGGGCGAGTTCACTTCGGCGAGCACCCTACTGACACTCTCCGGAATTACGACAGATGCGACTCGATTCGTTCGGCTCACCACGGCGGCAGGTGCGTCGTTTCGAGATAATGCGGGGGTTCGCACCAACCCACTCAACTACGATGCAACGAAGGGCGTCGGCATCCGGTGCACCGGCGCGTACACCATTGCAATTTCGGCGGCAGCAATTGCGAACTGCGAATTTGACAACCTACAAATCGAGGCCTCGTCGAACTCAGCCTCAGACATAATCGACTTCTCATCATCGGCAGCGGCTACGCTCACGATGAAGGATTGCTTAGTTGTAAGCAAAGCAACGGGACGTTCTTGCGTAAATTCAAGTAACTTTAGTAATACATTCATCGCGTATAACTCGCTCTTTGTAGCAACTTCGGCGACGGTTTCGCCGCTAGCCACGATTGCCTGCACAGTGAACGTCATTGGCTGCACCGTAATCTCCAAAAGCGGCGTCAGCCCGATCACAGCCAACCCCTACGTGACCCCGACGGTTATTGACACGGCGATGTTCGGCGGCGGCTCGGCAACGAAGGCGCTTAGTGTCGGGTCGGCTAGTCTCGCCTCGTGCAACCACAATGCGACCGATAGCGCCACCGCCGTTGGAAGCGCGAACCAAACGAGTTTGACATTCGCCTCACAGTTCGTTTCGACGACAACCGATTTCCGGGCGGCGTCCGGCGGTGCGCTGCCGAACAACGGCGCAACAAACAGCAATATCCTCGTTGACATTTCCGGCACGACACGGAGCCTTACAACACCGACGATTGGATGCTGGGAAGTCACCTCACCGCCCCCGCCTTCCGTTAACTTTCGAACTTCGCTATCCGGGATTGGCGGCCGCGCCGGCGCTCGGCAATTGCAGGCGAGGAACTAAATGTCCTACCCGATCAAACAATCCTCGACGCAAGCGCCGCTCCTGTTTTTCATGACGCTCTCGAGCGATCATATCACAGGCGCAACCGGTCTTTCGCCGACCGTGACGATCAGCAAGGCGGGCGGTTCTTTCGCTTCCCCATCGGGTACGGTTTCCGAGATTGCAAACGGCTGGTACAAGGTGGCGGGCAATGCGACGGATACGGGTACGCTTGGTCCGATCGCTCTCCATGCGACCGCAGCAACCGCTGACCCATGCGATTTGATAGCGGGAATGGTAGTTGCCTACGATCCTCAGGACGCGGTGCACCTCGGGTTGTCAGCATTGCCGAATACCGCTTGTACCACGAATGCTTCGTTGCTCACGAGCGGAACCGGCACGGATCAGCTTTCGGTATCCGCCGGCAAAGTACTCCTCCAGGCCACGCAAACGGGTGTCACCATTCCCACAGTTACAACTGTTACCAACCAACTCACGGCGGCGGCCATCGCTACGGGTGTGTGGCAGGATACGACCTCGGGCGATTTCACGGTCGCGTCGTCCATCGGGAAATCGCTCTATACCTCGGGGAATGCTCCCGGTGCGGCCTCGGGCATCGCACTGGTCGGTTCGAATATGGGAACGGTGTCGAGCGTTACGGGTTCGGTGGGATCGGTGACCGGGGCGGTTGGTTCGGTTGCATCTGGGGGCATCTCCCGCGCCTCGTTCACCGCCGATTCCGGTTTGCAGTCCGTCCGCTCGAACACGGCTGCGGCTGGCGCGTCCACGACAATCACCCTCGATGCCTCGGCATCGGCTACCGACAATTTCTATCGCGGCTCGCTAATCTATCTCACAGGTGGAACGGGTGCGGGCCAATATCGGCTTTGCACGGGATACGTCGGTTCAACGAAGGTTGCCACAATCGTACCCGCATGGGTTACCAATCCCGACAATACAACAACATTCGCAATCGAAGCGGCAGGCATGGTGGATGTGGAATCCATCCTATTCACCGCCTCGGTGGGTGCGGCTGGTTATGTCGGCGTGGATTGGGGGCATGTCAACGCACCGACGACAACGGTTAATCTCTCCGGAACAACTGTCGGCACGCTCACGACCTATACCGGCAACACGCCGCAGACGGGGGATTCGTTCGCCCGGATCGGTTCGACGGGTTCGGGGCTTACTTCGCTGGCACCCGCCTCGACGGCGCTTTCGACGGCGACCTGGACGGGAACGCTTGCCACAAACCTCGGAACGCTGGCGAGTCATGATCCCGGCGCGACTATCGGAACCTCAACTCTCACGCAAACGCAGGTTACCGGTGGGGCATACGCTCTGAACTCCGCGTCGTTCGCGTTCAACTCCGCCTTCGATTTCACTTCCACCCAGAAGACGAGTATCGGAACGGCGGTAGCAGCTTCGGCCGTGGCCTCGGTTACGGGTAACGTTGGCGGCAACGTTACGGGCTCAGTTGGTTCGATCGCCTCAGGGGGGATTACACGGGCGTCGTTCGCGGCGGATACGGGGCTCCAGACGATTCGTTCCAATACCGCCCAGGCCGGCGGTTCGACCTCGATTACACTCGATGCGGGAGCCTCGGCGACCGATTCCTACTATGTCAACGATCTCATTTTCCTCACCGGCGGAACGGGTGCGGGGCAGTCCCGATTCATTACGGCCTACGTCGGCTCGACGAAGGTCGCGACAGTGGACGCCTGGACCACGAACCCCGACAACACGACAACGTTCGCGATTCTCCCGTTCGACTCGATTCCCGGCGCGACCGCACCGACCGCGGCCCAGAATGCTACGGCGGTCTGGACCGACCTTCTTTCCGGAAGCGATTTCAGCACGTCGGGCAGTATCGGGGCGCTGCTCAAATTGGCGATTCCTGCCGTTGCTCCGGGAGGGGATGGTGGTCTGTTTGTTTCGGGCACCAACGACCATTGCACGATTACCAATAACCTCCTCGTCTCGGGCACGACGACCTTTACCGGCGCGGTCGCGGCGAATGGCGGCGTTACCTTCACGAGCAGCTCGGGGGTCGGCTTTGTCATCTCGACAACGCATAGCGGTTCGGCGGGTATGACCGTGACGGGCAACGGTGCGGCGGACGGATTGACAATTACCTCGGGTTCCGGCGCTACCGGCAATGCCATGACCCTGACCTGTTCAACAACGAACGGCGACGGTTTCCATTGCGTCGGTTCCGGTTCGGGAAATGGTATCTATGGCCAAACGGGGACAACCGGAAGTGGAATGCTACTCGTTGGAACTGCCGGTCTCAAGGCACAAGGAACGGGTGTGGCCGGTATTTATGCAATCTCAACATCATTGAGTGGTGCTGGTATTCGCGCCCAAGCCAACGGTACGGGTTCCGACATTCTGCTCGTCACATCGGGAACCATCGTCAACAGTTCAACCGGAGGAGCTGTCGCTAAAGTCGATATTCAAACGATTAAGACTCAGACTGTTACCTGCGGAGCGGGGGTAACGATCAACCCCTCCGTCGGCGCGGCTAACGAACTACTCGTTGACGGTTCGGGGTTTGTCACGTTTAACAACACAACCCTTTCCGGATCGGTTGGAAGTGTTATTGGAACGGTGGGAGGGATCGCGGGTACGACCCAAACCCTCGATGCTCTCCAGACCGCTCTATCGAGTACCCACGGTGCGGGATCGTGGGTCACGGCGACCGGCTTCGCGACGCCCGCGGATGTTTCCGATTCCACAGCGGCTATCGAGGCTCATGGCGATGCCGCTTGGAGCACGGCGACCGGCTTCGCGGTGCCTGGTGATGCGATGACCTTGACAAGTGGGGGGTATACAGCTGCTGCGGATGCTCTGCTCGGTCGAAATATCGCGGGCGGCTCTTCTGCGGGCCGCACGGTAAGTGAAGCCCTGTTCGCCCTCCGGAATAAAGTGGCCATCGCGACAGGCACCATGACCGTTTATTCGACTGACGATACGACGACGGCATGGACGGCGGCGGTAGCGACAGACAATACTGCTGACCCCATCGTGTCGGTCGATCCGAGCTAGGGGAACCATCATGGCGGCCGGATGGTTCAGCGGCGTTCCGCGATGGCTCCTGGGCCGGCTCGGCTCATCCGGGACTACGCCCCCAGCGCCCGTTGCCGGGTTCACCGGCACGCCACTATCGGGCACCGCTCCGCTCACCGTTGCATTCACAGACACTTCGATTGGCACGATCACTTCTCGCCAGTTCTCGCCCGGCGACGGCACCGGGCCGTTCACCAGCGTTCCCGCAACCCATGCTTATGCGAACTCCGGACAGTATTCGCCGAGTCTGACCGTGACGGGGCCGGGCGGCAGCGACACGCTGACTCGCACGGATTACATCACAGTAACGGCCCCGGTTG